AAGTCGTATGTGTTCCACAGACTTACAAGATATTCAGCAAGTCCATGGTTGCTAGGGTTGCATGGTAAAACTTGAGTTTCATCTTTACCATTTACATTTATTTCCACTAGAGTATATATATCCTTACAACCTAGCAACCTAGAGAAGTATATATATATAAATAAAGGGGTTAGGTCGGTTGCCACTTGCTGATTTGCACTGACAACCTTCTGGCAACGTGGCAACCTTGACGTTGCAACCTGTTCGAACTGCCGAGGATTGCTCGGTAGTTCGGTGTTCAGTTGCTGAGGATTGCTCGGTAACTTAGGACTAAGCAGCCCCATCTCGACAAGTTCTTCTCGTGTAAACAGCATCACCACTCTCCTTCCGACGGCACAAATGCAGAATGCTGTGTGTTCTTTGGTGCTACAATCACGTTGTAGCCCCTTCTCGTGCCCGTGGTGGTCTTTTTAGCGATGCGGGGTATGTTGGCCTTGGCTAGAGCCCTTCCGAGCCCGTAAATGAATTTGTCATTGATGGATAAGGATACCTTCTCCTCATCGAATACACGATTCGCCAATTGCGATGCGATCTCTGATGTCGATAGAAATGGAATGTGAGCCCCGTCGATGCCTGGCTTGTGGGTTATGTATTTGCTGACTAAGTCATCGTATTGACTCAAAACCTCGAAGTGCTTATTCCAGTCGTTGATCTTCTGAATTTCACGATCGTCAAACCAGTAGCGTTTCCCTTCTCGGTAGTATGCCACCACCTGCGACCAGAGGCCGTCAATGTCAAACGACCTGATGGCTGTGATGTCGATGTTGCCACCAATAGGGATGACAGGAAAGCGCCTGGAGCCCGTCTCGTCGTTCAAGAAGGTGCGTCTATTGACAGATCCAGCAAAGGAGCAGCGTCTGGCGTATGTGGTCTCATACTTATCGTATGGCGATCGCAGTCGCATGGTGTCAGATGTTATGATGGCTTTGATGGACTCATGCTGTTTCTTGGTCATGCTTTCGAGTTCGTCATCTACGACCATGAACGAGCGTGCTATTATCAGTTTGACGTCTTTGTCGTCTGATATACTACCTTCATGGTAGTAATCCTGCCGAAGTTCTACAGGGCAGAGGTGACGTAGATATGTGGTCTTACCAATACCCTGTCCCCCCTGCAGAATGAGCATAATGTGGTTCGGCTTGTGATCGAGAGCGCCTGCAACGGCACCGATAAGCCACTTCTCAATAATCATTTCGAATATGGCGTGCTGCACTTCGGCTGAATTGTGCTTCCCATCATCCAGATCTTCATCGTGTGGCAAAAGTTGCACATAATCACGGATGAAATTGCGATCTCCAGCCTTCCACTCTGGCAAACCTTCGAAATAGGACTTGATAGGGTCGTGTTTAGGCACAAAATCCGAATCCAAAACCTCGTTCAAGCGTTCCTTCGTGATCTTGATGCCTATCTTCCGCATCTTCCGTAGTTGCGAGTGAACCCAGTAGTCTGTCAGGGCTTCATGTTTGACGTCAGCCTCGCCTCGGAGCTCGATTTTATTGGTGATGACGTTCTTGCGGAACTCATAACCACTGGCTAAGTAGCTTTCGACCTTATCGAGGATTTCGGTGGGATCTTTCGTCTCAAGACGGATGATGTCCTTAGGTACTTCGTAGCCATGCAGTTTGGCGTAATAGTACAAGGTGGCTGTCGTAACTCTGGTTAGCTTATTACGAAGCACCTCAGAATAAGTAAGCCCACCAGCACAAGGTGACCACTCCTCGAGGATTTGTGCTGCCATCTTATCATCTCCAAGAGCATGTGCAACGGCAGCACATACCTTTTTCCACTGGATGTGATCTTGATGCTTAGGTATTACTCGTAGCATAGCCCTGATCTGATCGACATTCGGCTTTGTGCCACCGAAGGCGTTGAAGGCTATCTCAAGATCACGTGCTTCCTCATGGCCGTCGATCATATCGGCTATCTGATCCATGGTCAGGATATTCCCCCAGGCATGGACTTGCGCGTTCTTAGCCCCAAACCATATTCTTACAGCATCACGTGCGTTGGTGTCACCTTCGAACCGTTCGGCAAGGGCTGTAGTGATGGCTTTGTAGTCCTTAGCGTTGCGTATGGGTTCCTCAGTGATGAACATAACACGATAACGAGGATTAGCTGCCGTGTGTGAGGCTGTTGTGTATGCAAAAGAGGCGTACTTTCGGAAGTAAGCATCGTCTGCAATCTCTTCGAAGCTACGCTTGCCACTATCGACATCCACACCCACGATCTGTGCTGATTTGAAAGCGTCGCCGTTACGCTTGGCATAGCCTGTCTTCTGATCGACGTGCAGATCAGCACAGCAAATAGGATAGCCGTGAACTGTTAGGTGATTGATGATGTCATCCGTCACCATCTCCACAGGCGACAACTGAGCACTGAGTGCCACCCAGTCCTGTCGTGTCGCGGCTTTGTTTACGACCGTTCTGTTGATACAGAGTTTTACTATTTGCATGGTTTGGTTCTCCGTGTTAGATAAATTTAAAGGCGTTTTTTGCTTTATTTACAGATTTGACGACATCATCAAAATTTTCTGCCTCATCATCATACCCAGGTGTTGAATAAAATCTGAATTCATCAAACAAATAATAATTAGTCAATATGTAGTATCGGTGTACTAAGTGAGGAGAACAAAATTCTTTGTATGGCATTGGATCATAACAAACTGATTCATAAGATTTTGGTTGTGGGCTTCCAATTAACTTTAAACATTCACTTTCGGTTTGCCACACTAGTTTATTTACCAAATCTGCAGCAGTCTCATCGAACTCCGATGGTTTAACCTCTGCCCACATTTCTACTTGTGGTAGATAGAAATCAGGGAGATAATCCGTACCATCCTTAAAATCAAATCTTTCCATCTCGTATTCATATTCGATACCAATGCTATCAAAATATACGGCCCACCTTGCTTCTAATCTTGAACGGAAAGTAATGCCGTTGTATGTGGTTGGCTTTGCGTAAATCATTTTGTGTTCTCCGTGTGTTGTCAGTTACTGGATAATATACCATAGTATACGAAGTGCCATATATGCTATGCCAAACGCCACCATACCTATGGCAGCAACGGCAGCGACAAAGCTGATGATGGTGGCGTGCGTCACGGCCTTACGTGCCCACGGCGGTAGTGGTGATCTGTACAGTTCGCGCTCTTTGTCGATGGCTCTGCGGAAGTCATCCCTGTTCATATTCTTTGTCCTTGATACGGTGAATAGCTTCGTGTAAGAGTGCCACTAAATATGGCGGAAGGCCGTACAGGTCAGCGCTGACTTTGTAGGCCTTGAGGTGCATTGCGAGTGTGTGGTCCTCGAGTGTTGAAACGTACTTGAGCGTTTCAATCGGTGGTGTGTTTTCTTTCGATCTCATGACTGTTCCTTCTGCAGCTCTGACGGCATGTAGAAATAACACTCATCATTGTAGTTAAATGGTGGCGTTGTGATGACCACGCTCGGATTGAACTCAATCTCACCGCGCTGCTCTGCACGCTGCATACTATCATACACCACCCACCTGGCGCATTGTTCTTTCTTTGGACAAGGCCCACCAATGCAAAGGGCAATGTCGAGGTTTAGGTTCATCACTGTTGTCCTGTTGTGTGTTATAAAAAATAGGGCCGCGGCCTTCCACAACCACGGCCCCTGTTCCAATTTCCACTTCCCTGAGCTTTGTCCAGGGTTATGGCTTCCGCTAACCAATACATCGCAGGGGCTTACCCTGCTTTGTATAGTTAGTGAAAAGAGACCTCGGCTGGTTTGCCGTAAACGTTCGTATAACTGAACTGATCGACGACTGGTTTGCACCGCTTGAGGATTGCCTGTATGGGACCTCGAACGTACTTTACAGCTCTCTCAATCTGATCGGTTTCCTTCTGCAGCTTCTCACGATGCAGCCGTGCGATCTCATCGCGTTGCTTCTGTAGGAAGTTTTCCATGATCTTGGCTTGTTCCTCAGCAAGGTGACGGCGTACCTGGTCGGCTCGCAGGCTGTCCCGCTGCTGGCGGAACTTGTCAATCACTGCCAACATCGTCAAAGGATTGGCCACAGCCACCTCCTGATGGTGACGTTCTCCATCGATACTGAGCTGCAACAGGACACGTCGTGTTCCGTTGTGCAGTCTTATCGAGATGCACTCCTCGACGGTCATGAAGCCAAAACTCTCAACAAGTCTCCAGAGATCAGAAGGGGAGTGAGCCATTGTCATCCTCCGGTAGTGGTTGGTGTTGTGGTGGTGTGTTCGACGGCATGATCGACGGCTTTTGGAGCTTGGTGAGGACCTTCTCCTTGAACTCAGCAACGAGGAAGTCCATCTGCTTGGTGTCGTCCCACTGCTCGACGCCTCGAATTTTCACCTTCTCCAGCTCTGGTAAGGTGATCTTGCCGTCGACTGGATTAAGTGGGGAGCAGTATGGTCGCTCGATCTTCTGCCCCTTCTGCAGCACTGTTGCTCCTGTGATGAGCCTGCTGGCGTCGTCCTTGGGGTTGAACGAATATGGTTTGATAGTTGTTTCCAGACTTGCATCCCATGCGGGATTGCAGAGGGCTTGGATGATTGTCTTGGCATAGTTGCTGGTGTACTTAAGAGTGCATACATAGAACGTCGGGGCTTCAAGGAACGTGAGACGCCACTGCATACCATAATCGGTGTCTGCAATTGCGATATCTCGAATGATGCCAGTGAACTGGTCGTAGATAAGCTCGTGAACGGTGTTCCCGTCCTTGGTGACTCTAGACACCGACTCGCTTGTCGGTTCCTTCAGTCGAATGCGACACTTGCCGTCGCTGAGGGTGAAATAGGTAGCACTCAAAACTGGCGCTGATGATTGAAAACCCATGATGGGGCTCCTTAAAAGGTAAATAAAACGGGTTACTTGTGGCTGAAAAAATACGCAGGCGGGATGGTCAACCACAACCAATTCCCGCCCACGGTTTACGAGTGCCCCACGGAGAAAAGCATCTCGTCTATATCTATATCGTTCCTGTTAAGCCGAGCGTTTGCATCTAGTATTACCTGTGCAGGGTCAACCACCTCGATGGTGGCCTCACCTGGCAAGGTTCCTCCGTAGATCGTCTTTGTCCTTGGCGATGTCTTCTGTGTTTCGTTGTAAAGTTTGCAGCGGTATTCTATTGCCTGTGATGTGCACTCACCTGTCTGGTCTTTGAAGGTGTACGTGGGGCCTTTGCGCCAGTCCTTCGGCAGCCAGTTGAACGTCTCCGTCACCTGTGGGATGTCGTGCATATCAGCGTGTTCGTTCCATGCCAGCCGGTACATTTCAAGCTGGACAGCGTAGTCGTCGTATACAGACGAACCGCTCTTGAAATCCACCAGCACGACCTTGCCGCCCTTGATCCTGCACACCAGGTCAGCCGTGCCGGCATAGCCATAAGTATCAGAGTGCAGCAGCACCTCGACGGCCAGAGGCTCGACCTCGTAATCACGATACCACTGGTCAAAGCTCATGAGGGCCTTGGCATGGAATTCACTGAGTGAGCTCATGTCAACAAACTGACCACTCATATAACGCTCAAAGAGTACGTGCATCTCTGTCCCACGCTCTGCAGCATCGTCTCGCAGTTTGTTGGCCTCGTCAAACCCGTGCTTGGCATACCACTGCATCAGGCCTGGTGGCGTCGGTGATGTGGCCTTGATGATCTTGGTCACAGATGGATACCACCACACGTTTCCGTTGACTACACGGCCGTAGAAACGCTCGCCTGCATCATCGTAGCGGAACAGGGCATCTGGGCGAGGTTGCTGTAGGTTCCAGATCATTCTCCCACCTCCAGCATGTCCAGCACCTTCCAGGCCTTCTCAGCTACCTCGGCGTTGTTGCAGTGCTGCAGCAGTTCACGCATGCACAGACGCATGTCCTCAATCGTATTATCAAACCAGTCGTAAGTGTTCCAGTAATTCTTGTACGACCATGAGTCTTCTGGGTATCTGTTGCCCTCGATAAGAACCTGCAGGTTGCCGAGGTGGTGTTGTAGTGGGGCACTCATTTGCCACCCCACACGACTGCAGTGTTGTCCGGCTTGATAAGTGGATCAGGCGATACCATGCCTGCGACCGTGAATGTCAGCAGGGTGAACAGCGCGATAACGATCAGCGCTCCTGTAGTGTTCTTCTGGCGTTGTGTGCCCTCAACAACAGGGGCGACCATGTACCATGTGCGGCCTTCCATCTTGGCTCGCTTGAACTCGATTCCGAGTAACATATAAACTCCGTGTAAAAATGTGGTTGTTAGTTTTGCGCAATCTACATTGCGTTTCGATGCTGTGCAAGTACATTGTAAAAATCTGGACGATTATTTTTCAGCCACTCGAGGGCCTTCGTTTCTTCCTCGCTGTAAAAATGCCCCATGGTCATCGAGCCGATGTGATGGCAGTAAGCCCGTGACACCCAGATCGTGTGGCCAGCCTGGCGTATGTCCCAACACTGCACGTCATCTGAAAACCAGTTAATCTCTGGAAAGTCTATCCATGACTCAGCAGTATAGACTGCCAGTATAGGAGAGACAACACCGACGTTGATGATCTGGAACTCTTCAGGGTATTGCACAGTCTTGAGTGCAACCCGTCCGTAGTCAAAGCGTATGTTCTGGGGGCTCATGCGAACGTAGTCGTGTCGTGCTGCTAGGATGCCAGCAGTGTAATGCTCAGGTTTGTCTGATGTCATGAGCACTTCCCAGTCGTTCTGCAGGGTCACCCATGTATCAGGTCCCATCACGATGTCGTCGTTACAGATGGCGAAAGTCGTGTGGCCTTCGGCAATCATCGACTTGACAAGTTCGTTGTAACCAGCCCCGAAAGTAGGCTGGTTATATTTGACGTATCGAGTGACCTCGTCAGGCACGTATTCAGCAACACTGGCACGGAATACGTGCTCGTGAATCGGAGTGCCGACGGTGCACCATCCGAGGGATGTGATCTTATTCTGCATCGTCTTGGCCCTCCCATTGATCGCATTTATCGTCCCAGTAACGGTATCGTGCTTCCTCGTGTATCTCGCAGCCGTTACGGAATACGGCCTGGTAAATGCCCTGATGATAGTCGTCACCTTCAAAGCAGGTGTAATGCTTGCAAGTTTCGCAGGTTTGTTTAGGGTTGCTCATGGCTCTCTCCTTTGGCTTTGGCGATGGCGGCATCTATCATTGCAATAGCTTTCGGGTCGTCGTGTTGCCATCCGTACTCTTTGCATGTGCACCCATTTAGTGTGCAGACATCAGAC